TTTACCTTCCCGTAATTGCTTGCTTCTCTTTCCGTTGTTAGGTCGTCAAAGTATCTTGTACCCTTTGTGTATTTCTTCCAAAAGTTTGTTTTTTCTTCTGCTGTGTTTAATCCCTCGTATTCAGATACTACGTCATTACACGTTGAGAAGCCAAATAAAGGCTTGTAGCGGGTTATTGGTTGCAAGTTGCCCTTTATATCCAGTATAAATTTAACTGGCGTTGTACAGCCTGTAAATAACATACTATGTATTGCCTTAAAAGTAGAAGTCTTACCGCATCCTGTACCGCCAACAACAAGCAAGCCTTTTTTTAAATCTGGCTTTGATATTGTTTGGTTTAGTATTGGCGAATCGTAAAACTTTTTATTCTTAAATAAGTAAGATAACAAGGTATAAACAAACGTTCTTGACTCTTCATTATTTGCATCTGGATTAAACTCTTTGTTGTTTTCTAATTTGTAAAATTTTAAAAAAGTATTATAAAGACTAAATAAACCTGCATCTGCATACTCTGGTAATTCTGTTTTCTTGTCTTGAATGCTTTCAAAGTATTCAGCGACCTTTGCTTTTTGTTCCTTGCTTAGTCCTCGATCACTTTCATACTTCTTTATTTGTCGCTTCTCTGTGTCTGTTAACTCTGATTTGTTAATGATTGAGTTGTACTTGTGATTACCTATTTCTTTGTCGTTCATAGTTTTAGTTTTTGCCTGCGTTTTCTTCCATAGCCATTATAAGATTATCTATTTTTTCAAGGTCTGGTTTTTTTTGATTTATTTCTTCTTGCGCTTCTAAATGCAATGTGTGCATATAACTTTTATCTCCTTTATATCCAAATGCTTTTGATAATGTGTGTTGCATTTCAAATGCTGCAACGCTTATGGTAAAAAATCTTTTATATATTTCTATTTTCTTTACCATAGTTCTTAAGTTGGTCTGTTAGTATTAAGTTTAAAGGCTGGCTTATCTTTACCAAAGTTAGTCTTTTCATTCTCGTAGTTTCCTTCCAAGATTTTTAAAAAGTTTGTTTTGTTAAATATCCAATCAAAGTTCGCTTTAAAGTTTGTTTCTTTTCCACTAAGAAAGTTATTGTTACGAGCTTTTAAAATTACTTTCTTTATCGTGTCTTCATCGTACTCTTCTAATCGGTTTTTAATTAGCTTTTTTCTTGAGTCATTTAATTTTATGGCTTCTGGTAAATCTTTTCTCTCAAGATTAAAAAACTCATAAATCCCTTTTATTGTTTCTTTATCTTTATTTAGTATATTCTTTCTTTCTAAATTCTTTCTTTCTTTGTTTAGGTGTTTTCCTATTACAGGATTATCCGATGAAGGGTTTTCCTGTATACGGGTTTCCGTACATAGGGTTTTCATATAAGGCTCAATATGTAATTCGTAGTCTATTTTCCAATGACCTTTTTTATTTTGGTACTTATGACGCTCTAAGTAATTGCTTTCTTCTAGCTCTTGTAAGGTGCTATTAATAGCCTGTAAGCCTTCTTTAAGTTCAAAGGCTATTCTTACTGCTGAAAACTCCCAACCGTTGCTCTTAGACTGTATAAATGCGTATAGTCCTTTTGCCTTTAGACTTACTTCTTTATTTTTAAGAAGCTTGTTAGGTGTCTGTGCAAACTCTGTTTTAATTCTTAGCTTTCCCATTAGTTTAATGCTTTGTCTATTGCTTCTTTGCCCTTGTCAGCAAACTCATCCATAAATTCAGAACAATGTTCGTTTTCTAATTGGTTAATAATATCCTCCAAAGCCTTTAATAAGTCTGGCGCTGCTTTTCTTACTTTTAATTCTGCTTTTGTTCTTTTAAAATCCATAAAGTTTATTGTATAAAAAAACCGCTTTAAATCCCTGCCTATCAACTCAGGAGATCCAAAACGGTTTTACTATTTTTTTAAGTTGCTGAACTTGATAGGCTGCAACTGAACTGCTAATATACTACTTTTTACTGACTACATAACCATAAGATTCAAGTTTTTTGATAAGCCCATCTATCTTAATTCTTTCCCTTTGTTCTTTTACTTTCTCTGGGTTCTGTGATAGAATATAATAAGAATGAGTTTCCCCTTCTCTTTGTGTTATAATACCATCGTCATGTAAGTCTGAAAGTCTAGCTGATGCTGTTTGATGAAGCATCCCTAAAGCATTAATACAACTAAAAATACTTATCCTTTTATAGTCTCTTAGATAGTCTAATATCCTTTGCTTATCGCTTACTTTCTTACCAGTAAGCTCTTGTAATTTATTTGCTTTATTGCTTGCTTTAGTTTTCATAGTTTTATTTTTTATCCCAAGGCATTTCGACCTCATCGTCTGGGAAGTTATCCTCTTGTTTTGCTTGTGTTACGCCTTCTATTTTCCAGCCTTGTAGACTATTAAAATACTTTGTTTCGCCTTTAGGACTTACCCATTCCCTCCCTTGAATATTTATAGAGACTTTAATTTCATCGCCTACATTATACGCATCGACTAGACTTGTTTTGTCCTGAACAAACTCAATAAGAATATGCTGAGGATATTTCTCATCGCTAGTAGTAATAACTACTTCACGCTTTAGAAAACCATTGCTTCCGTATTCTAGTGTTTCTCCTTTTACTTTAATCTTTCCTTGTATTTGACTCATAATGTTTATTTATTTAATTGTTAATGCTCCCTAGTTTTAAGAGCGAATAGTTAATTTTCCAATCTTCTTTTTGATTTAATTCTATGTACTTACGAGCGACTGTAAACCAATAGCAAGAACTAGCCTTTAGTAGCTTCTCAGACTTTACTTTGCCCCAACGGTTTAAGCCTTTAATATTGTCTGAGGTGTCACCCATTATCATTTGTTGCCAAAATAAAAAACTAGCATCGTCATCTGTTAAGTAAATAGGTTCTCTCTGTTTAAAATCTTTTACTTTGTAGCCGTTATCGTCTAATAATACATTGCCTTGAAAGTCATATTGATCTTCTTTGTAATAACTCCAATAGAAGCCTCCTATCGTTTTTAAATCTTTATCAGGACTAATCACTATACAATTTGCTTTACCTAGCTCTCTGGCTCTTATAGCAATCAAATCATCCGCTTCTAAAGTGTCTGAATACTTAGCATCGTTAATCATGTAGTGATTTCTTAATAGCCAAACATAGTTGTTACGCTTTCGATTTGACTTATAACTTGGTGCTAATTCTTTTCTAAAAGACTTTGTGCAAGTTGTAATGTAAAGTTCAGTCTCGCTAATTTCTTCAAACATTACTGAGTCTAAGTATTCTACAATTTCTAATACTTGCTTCTCTACTCGGTTGATGCCTTGGTTGTAGACTTCTTCAAGTAGCCATTGTTTAGCTTGCTCTTTCCCATGCAACTCGATAGCCTGTCGCATCTGTGTTATAGATACGACTTTATAGACTGCCTTGTATAGTATAGAATCGAGGTCGATTAGTGCTAACATTATGCTTGAATTTCTATACCTCGATTAGTAAATAGTTTGTTGGCTTCTTTTGACACCTTGTAGCTTGGATTTGCTTTCCAAAGTTTAGAAAGTTCTTCCTTTGTAGTAACCGCAATCAGTTTACCTTTTAATACTTCAAAATCCTTTTCAGTTAATTTAGCTAAAGGTTTTTCGCTTATTGACTGTCCGTCATTGTCTTCGTCTGCTGAAATTCCGAAGGCATTACAAAGCGTGTAACGCATTAAATAACTGTTAGTGCTACCTATGGACTGTATAGGGTTTTTGTTTCCGCTTACGTCCATTGGTGCGCTCATTTGCGTTTTTTCTTGGTGTCCTGAATCGTGAGTTACTACACAACAAATAGTAAGCTTATTACTTTCTTCTGTAGACTTAAAAGCATATGATAAACCTAGTTTTGAGATGATTGGGTCTATTTGCTTTTGTATTTGTTGAAGCTTTGCAAAACTATATTCCGTTTTCATTCCTGTTTTCTTAGAGGTAAAACTTACCTTCTTATCTTTCTTAATTTTTGGCTTCTCAGCTTGAAATTGTGCAAAAGCATTAAAATACATTTTACGAGATTCCTTCTTTTCCCATCGCTCTTGTAAGTCCATAAGCTTTTCAAGCTGCTCAATACCAGAACCTTTTTCGATTGCCATTGCAATAAGGTCTTGTGGGTTTTTTAGTTGTAGTTCGTTTTTCATAGTTTCTAGTTTTTATTAATCGTTAATATCTGCTTCTTCGCATTTCCTACTGCAATAGTGATTTTGACATTTTTCTTTGCAGTACATACATCTATTGTCTAAGTCTTGATCGTCTTCTGGATTAGTCCATCCCATGATTTTAATTTTTAATTAAGTTTAAATATAACATTAATAAACGGATTATTAAACATATAATGTAACTATTTTCACATAATCCTCAGGCTTTAATCCTGTAAGCTTCAAAACCTTTTCTTTTTTGTGAGGACTCATATTTATAGTTGAATTTTTCCAACCGTTAACAATAGTTACCGAAGTTCCCAAAATGTAGATGCAGAACTTTGAGTATGTAATGTTAGGGTTATTAACCTTTACTTTGTAGGTCTCGTAAATTAACTGTACGTCTACTTTTTCTCTAATTACTTCCATTTTATTGTTTTTTGTAGTTCTTGTTTAAAAATTCTACTATTTCGCATTTACCTACTCCGTTTACTTCCATCCATTCGTCAAGACCTTCAGGGACTTTTACGCTTTCGGTGATTACGTGTTGCACAGCATTAAGGTTAAGAGGTGCGTAAGTTTCTATAAGATAAAAGTTTTTATTTCCTTTTTCTGAGCACTCCTTAAATGCAAGGCTACGGATTACGATTTCTTTTGTTTTAGTTTTCATGATAAAAGCATTTGAATGTTAGTTTTAAATTCCTCATAACTTATTTTTGCATCAAAAGTCATTTCATCTATTGATTCTGAGTTTTCGCAATACTTTCTCTTTTTAGTTGGAAGGTATTCCTGAGATGAATTAGGAAAGTTTACCTCCATTTTTACCCAACCCTCCAAAAGGCTAAATAAGTAATACTCTTTTCTTGTTTGTAATTCCATAGCTTATATTTTAATAGTTGTGTTTTCGATTGTTATTGATTTGATTCCAGCAGCTTGGAAGATTAAGCGAAGCTCCTTAAGTGTTATCTTCTCAGGCTTGCTCATTAACCTATTCTCTAGTAACAGGCTTAAATCGTCTGTGTTAGCCTCTAGCCTAAGTAATAATGCCTCTTGTAATTGTTCGATAAAATTCATAGTCTTTGTTTTTAGTTTATTTATTTCCAGTGTGTTACTTTCCAATTAATATTTGGCATATCAAAATGAAATCTTTTTTTAGTTATAAAATAAGTGCAATAAGATTCTTTTGTTTCTCCATCGCAATTGATCAAAACCTGATATTTCTTTTCTTTTTCAGGCTTTGTATCTATGCTTTTATTCCAGTTTTTAAAGTCTATTTTTTTCATCTTACAAGGCTATCACTACCTACATAGCTAGGTCTACTGTGCATTTCTATATCGCACATTGTTTGATTAAAAACTATATAATCATTTTTAGAAAAGTTTTCCATTACAAATAAATGATATTTATTTTTAGTAGTGTTTGTTTTGTTTGCACATTTCTTAGCTAGTTGGTTTATTGTAAGATTTTTCATAGTTTTTGTTTTTAATTATATACAAATATATAACTAACAAATGGATATATGAACAAATATTTAAACTAATACTGTTAAAGTTTAGGCATAAAAAAACCCCTCAACTAATGACAGAGGGGTTAAAACTAAAACTATGAAAACACTAATATAACACTTTATCTGAATTTAAGTAGTAAAATTATTAACAAAATTAGTGAAATAATTGTAAGCCACATCCAAAGAGGGGTTTTATATCGTACCAAATCAACCGTTTTAAACTTGTCTACTGATTTAGTCATATATATAGTATCTGTTTTTCGCTCGCTAATTCCTGTAAGCAATCGCAAATCTAATTGATTGTTTTTGAGTTTAACACTTGCAGAATTAAGTCCAGAAGATTCAAAGGTTTTAATTTCTTTGACATTCCCAAGGCTATCACATTCTATTGAAAAGGTATATTTTGTTTCTATGGGTTTACTTACATACTCAAAAGACTTACTTATTAGAGTGTCGCTTGTTTGCGTGCGTTCTACGGTCGTTTCTTTTGCTTTGCAACTAGATAGTAGAAGTATTACTAGCAATATGTATGTGGTTCTCATAGTGCTTATTTTTCTTGTCTTCAATAATATGAGTAGCTATATTTGGAATACCTAAAATATTAACTCCAATGTAAAAAGATAGTATTCTTAATTTATTTTTCATAAGGACAAATATTATTTTATTTCAATCATAATGACATCAATATCTTTAAGATAGGATAGTAATTCTTTTATTGCTTTAGTGCTTTCTACAACGTCAATTAAGCCATCGTTGTTTATATCTTTTAAAAACCTACCTATTAATATACATCCTAATATGTCAAAGTGATAGTTTCCTTTATGCACTAAAATTTGACTTCTATTTGGTACATCCTGAAGCCATAACGATTTACCAAATTTTGGTGAGTTGTGTTTTTTTGCTTTGTAGTTTCCTTTAGGAATGCACGAAATACGCCTTTGATTGTTAAGCCAAGGCAATTCTAAGCAATCCCATTTAGCTATAACGGAATCATTAGTTCCTAAAAGATAAAAAACGCCTATAGTTTGTTTTGGTTCAGGTGCGTAACGGTCTATTAATATTCTCATTTTCTATATTTTTTTAGCTCATTTAAAAGTTGTCTGTTTTCAGTTCTTAGGCCATTAACCTCACCTTCTAAATGTTCTATTTTCTTTGTTTGCTCGTCTACCTTTGTGGTCATAACCTCAAGAAATGCGTTGTTTTGCTTAGCCATTAGCTCGTAAGCCTTCCCAATCTCTAAATTTGCGTTAGACTCTCTTGATTTTTTACCCCCAAAAAAAGCAACTATTCCACCAATAGCTCCTGTTATTGCCGTTATTATAACGCCTAGGTTTTCACTAAATATACTCATTAAATTGTTCTTTTGAAGTAGTTTCTCATAATTCTGTTTTTTTTGGATTATAAGGAATAACTTCTAATTGTTTTAATTGATTTCTTATTTCAAGAAATTTATCATCAGTTAATACTTCTTTACCAATAATCCAATTATTATCTGCATCTTGAATAAAAGAAATGTGACTGTTTCCATTTGTAAAACCATTTAAGGCTTCATATTGTGCTGTATTTGCTTTAAGTACTTTCATTATATTGAGTTTAAATATGTTTTAATAGCTGTAGATAATATACCAAGCTCACTTGCTGTCAATTCTGTATTGGTAATAAATGAAAGTGCAATTAAACCATCGGTAAATTGTTTTGGAGTGCCAAAAATGCTTCTACCTAAGAGAATTACACTTGTAGAAGATTTAATTTGAGTGCCTATACTAAAAGTTTCTTGAGTAGTTTCATCTCTTCTAAGTGTGCCTAAAGAACCATTTGTACTAACTGAAATTAAATCTTTTGTGATTTTATTTAAAACATTATTTCTACCAGAGTTACAAGAAATTTGTATTCCAATATTATTTTGACTTTTTCTGTATAAAATGCCTGAATTATCATCTGTTATACCACCCATTATTGCATCATCACTATCAGTAGAAGGTATTTCGTCTGGTGCAAAAAAACCAAAAGTTAAAGAATCGATAGTTGTTTCAGTATCAGCATTAAATTTTAAATCTACATAAGAAGATGTACCATTTCCTTTAACCCCTCTTTCTAAAAAAGTAGGTGAATTATAATAGTTAGCTTTGTTAAGTCTTGCCCAATCAATAGATTTAAAACCAGATTTACCAGCTTCACCAGCAAAAAAATGTAATTCTGCAAATTTGTTAAAGAAAGGATTTATACTAATTGCAAAATCGTTTTGAAGGTTCTGAATAGTAGAATTTGGAAGCGTCAAACTCTCACTATTTGCGTAATCTATTACTGCTTGGTAGTTGGAGTTGTAACCACCACCGCTAAGCAAAGTTTCCCCTGCATTTGATTTATCGTAAATGCTACCCCATCCAATATCATTATTAGCACCCTGACCCCATCCAATATTATTAATTACTCCTTTTCCCCAGTTACTCATAATTATTATATTTGCA